TAATTCACCGCCTTCATCTTTGCCAAGGAGAGGCTAGGGCATGGAATCAGAGTTTCAGTCCGGATTCATCAAGAAACTTAGGATGATGTTCCCGGACTGCATGATCATGAAGAACGATCCGAACTACCTTCAAGGTGTTCCGGACCTGACTATATTGTGGGGACCGCGCTGGGCCGCACTAGAAGTCAAGGACAGCAGGACCGCAAGACGTCAACCGAATCAGGCATATTACATAGGCAAGATGAACGACTGGTCGTTCTCCGCATTCGTGTATCCGGACAATGAAGAGGAAGTTCTCGATGCGCTTCAACGAGCATTCGGATCTGGCCGGCCAGCACGCGTTCCTCAGTCCCAGCGGTTACCACTGGATCAACTACGATGCCCTCAAGCTTACTGAGGTCTACCGTAACTCGCAGATGGCCAAGCGCGGAATCGAGCTTCACGCGTTCGCTCATCGCGCCATCCAGCTAGGGCAAAAGCTTCCGAAGTCTGGTAAGACCCTGAACCGGTATGTCAATGATGCCATCGGTTTCCGGATGACCACCGAGCAAATCCTCTATTACTCGAGAAACTGCTTCGGCCATGCGGACACCATTTGCTTCGGAAGAGATCGGGAACTGGCGCGTGAACTACTAAGGGTTCATGACCTGAAGACGGGTGTCAATCCCGGATCGATGCACCAGCTCGAGGTTTACGCTTCTATATTCTGCCTGGAGTACGGCTTCAAAGCAGATGAGATAGCAATAGAGCTTCGCATCTACCAGAACGACGAAGTCGTCGTGTCGATCCCGGAACCAGAGCTAATTACCGGCTTGATGAACATTATCACGATAGCCGATCGTCAAATCGAAAGCATGAGAGCGGAGGTCCAATGACGGATGACCGGGTCCTGATTCATTATGGAACTCCGCGTCACTCAGGACGATATCCATGGGGATCCGGGCAGGACCCAGAGCAACACAGTAGGTCACTTCTCTCGTATGTAGACGAGATGAAGAAGAAGGGCCTTAGTGAGCCACAGATAGCCGAAGGCCTCGGCTTGAAAACGACTCAGCTTCGGGCTCAGAAGACGATAGCCCTGAATACCAAGAAAGCCGCTGACCGTGCGCAGGCTCAGCGTCTACAAGAAAAAGGGATGTCGAATTCGGCAATCGGCCGGCAGATGAACATCAACGAGTCTTCTGTCCGTGCGCTGCTTAACCCAGCAGAGACAGCTAAGAAAGACATCATTAACTCTACCGCTCGAATGCTACGGGACCGGGTTGGTGAGTCGAACCTTATCGATATCGGTGTCGGTACTGAGAATCACCTCTCACTCAGCAAGGAGAAGCTGGCGGCTGCTGTCGCTGTCTTGCAAGAAGAGGGATACGAAGTCCGCACCGTTCAGGTGCCTCAGCTCGGGAACGCCGGAAAGAAGACCAGCGTCAAGGTTCTCGCGCCACCCGGAACTTCATGGGGCGATGTTGCCCGGAATACTGAGAAAATCCAGACACTAGCGACTTACACTGAGAACAGCGGTCGTGACTGGACACTCATCAAGCCGCCGGTTAACATCGATTCCAAGCGAATCTCCGTGCGGTTCGCTGAAGACGGGGGCGCCAAGTCGGATGGTGTTATCTGGGTTCGTCCTGGAGTTCCCGATGTCTCACTTGGAAACTCGAGATACGCACAAGTCCGGATCGCTGTCGACGGCACGCATTACCTAAAAGGCATGGCCATGTACAAGGAAGGCCTGCCTGAAGGAACAGACTTGATGTTCAATACGAACAAGAGTCGCGACGTCGGCAAGCTTGGAGCGATGAAACCTCAGAAAGGCGAGGACAACCCGTTCGGTTCTACTGTTCGCCAGCGATATTACACCGGTGCGGATGGAAAGTCTCATCTCTCACCGATGAACATCGTTAACGAACAAGGCGACTGGGCTGACTGGTCTAAGTCTTTGTCTAGCCAGGTTCTATCCAAGCAAAGTCCTGCGTTGGCCAAGCGGCAACTCGATCTCGCTCAGCAATCAAGTCGCCTGAATCTTGATGAGATACGAGGACTGACGAATCCGGTCGTTAAGAAGTATCTTCTCGAGAAGTACGCCGACAAGACAGATTCGGACGCGGTCAACCTCAAGGCCGCAGCCTTGCCGAGACAGGCGACTCATGTTATCCTTCCGTTCGAGAGCATGAAGTCCGGAGAAGTTTACGCCCCTCAGTATCCAAACGGAACTCGAGTAGCTCTAGTTAGATTTCCGCATGGTGGTACTTTCGAGATTCCGGAAGTCGTCGTAAACAATAAGAACGCAGAAGCCCGCAAGACTCTAGGCACTAATGCTCCAGACGTCATCGGAATTAACCCGATTGTTGCTCATCGGCTTTCTGGTGCGGACTTTGACGGCGACACGGTTCTAGTCATCCCGAATAACAGGGGTGATCTCAAAACCTCGCCTCCGTTGAAGGGTCTCGAGAAGTTCGATCCTCAGTCAGAATACCCGCCTTATGACGGAATGAAGACGATCGACGGCGGAACTTATAATGCGGCTAGCCGTAAAGTAGAATATGGCGACAGCAAGCCAGCGAAAACCATCAAGCAGCAAAAGATGGGCGATGTTAGTAATCTGATCACAGACATGACCATCAAAGGCGCTAGCGCAGAAGAGATCGCTCGTGCTGTTCGTCATTCTATGGTTGTCATCGACTCTGAGAAGCATGCTCTCAATTACCGGCAGTCTTACATAGACAACAACATACCCGGTCTAAAGGCGAAATATCAGGGTCGTGGCAGTTCTGGTCGTCTGGCCGGAGCGTCTACTATCGTTTCTAGGGCTAGTTCAAAACTGCTAGTTCCAGAACGAAAGCTCAGAAAGGCGTCAGAAGGCGGGCCGATTAATCCGACCACAGGCGAAAAGGTGTTCGTGCGAACGGACCGATCTTTCGTTGGGCCCGATGGAAAGACCCACTTCCTGTCAACGAAGACAACCAAGCTCGCTGAAACATCTGATGCTAGAAGGCTAGTGAGCGGTGTTAGCGGAACGCCTATCGAGAACATCTATGCCGCCCATTCTAACGCCCTCAAAGATCTAGCCAATCAGGCTAGGAAAGACTCCCTGCATGTAGGCAACATGCCCTATTCGCCTAGTGCGCATAAGGCCTTTGCTTCTGAGGTTAAGTCGCTTGATGCTAAGCTAGACCTCGCCTTCAGGAACAAGCCTCTCGAGCGTCAAGCACAGATCATAGGCAAAGCGATTGTAGCAGCCAAGCTAAAGGACAACCCCCACCTAGATGAGGACGGCCTTAAGAAGCTGAATGGTCAAGCCTTGGTTGCTGCTAGGGTCAAGGTCGGTGCTGAGAAGCATCTCATTGACATCACGCCTGAAGAATGGAGAGCTATTCAGGCTGGTGCCATAAGCACCAAGAAGCTAAGCGACATACTACAGAACAGTGACATAGAGAAGCTACGCAAGCTAGCCACGCCTAGGGCTGCGCTAACCATGACACCATCAAAGGTGGCGATAGCTAAGGCTAGGCTTGACTCTGGTTACACGCTAGATGAAGTAGCCACTTCACTAGGCATCTCTGTTAGTACTCTGAACGCAGCCCTTAAGCCTAAGGAGTAACATGGCTGATGGCTCAGAATCTTTCATGCTCACAACAATAGACAATCCATGGAATCCATTCGACCACTTCGACGAGTGGTTGGCCTTCGACATGCAGAAGGGTTATGCCACGCCTGGCCTACTGGCACGTGTGGCTAACGTGGGTGCGGACTTGCCTGACTCTGAGACCGAAGCAGCGATACAAGAAGCAATCGATGAGATCGTTGAGCTCAACCCGAACGGTCTTTACCGAAAGATATCAGAATCTCAAGCAGTCATACCGAGGCAGCAGGTAGGGGGAGGGGTCCTCGCGAAATAGCCCCCCCGCCTGCATCGCCGCTGTCCTAAAAAAGTCCCCGGGGGGACAAAAAACTGGAAGTCTTCTGCTCCGCGGGCATGACGATCATCAGGAAAGCCACTGTGAAGTGGCCGAAAGATGATCTGAACAGCTCGAAACTAGAAGCTAGGTTTCCCTCCTCAAAAGTTCGAATGGCGGATCTGAGGAAAGCCTCCGGAGGAGACATCGAC